TTTGGCTAAATTCGCATTCGTGGTTGTTATTTTGGAATTTATATTTACTAATTTGCTACTTAATTCAGCAATCGAATCCTGTGTCGCAAACAGCTGCTTCACTTCTGTAATATTAAGTCCATTAAGAGTTACCTGATACAACGGCATGTCCGCAATCAAATCCCCAGCTTGGATATCTCCTATAGTATATCCTGGTACTGCCGGACCGCTTTCTTTTGGCGTTCCTTGAATTACTTTCAACACAAGTGATTCTTCTTTTGTGTTCTGATCCCTGCTGTATCGTGCCACGATAAGGTCTACTCTCTTCATTCCCTGTGACCCATTTGCAATCGTTAGTGAATCATATGTATTCTTTTTGATTGATGCAGCACACCCTTGATGCATGATAACTCCATCACGTACCTTGATTTCATTATTTGACGACACTTCAGCCTTTAACTGTGATCCAGTTCGCAAAACGTATGATTCTGCTCCAAAAATTCCTATATTCACATCTCTGTCCTGTTCAGCAGTAACATGTGGACTTCCTGTATATCCTGTGATGATATCCATTAAGACTCTCCTTCCAATTTATATTCTATTTTTTCTTTACCCTCTGAAATTGTCCAAATCTTACGTCCGATTGGTTTCTTCATGCTTGCACCGGTAAGATAATCTCGTCCACCTACAACATCTCCAACATCCATGTTTCCTTCGATTTTCTCCATAGTCATATCATATTCCGTTTTATTCTTTGATTCTTCCAGTTTTTTTATCCCATTTTTCAGGAGATCATCTCGTTCCGATCCTGAACTGTCGTAGATTTCCACAATTTCATCCGTCCCTTTAAAATACTGCTCCTGTCCTATTTCCCCATTCTGGCCAACATACAGATGAATTACCAGGCGATCTTTCAATTCTCCTTTTCCAAGACAAATCAAATGATTAACGCCTCTTCTGTTATCATCCATTTTGAAGTTCATATTCTGATCATTTGAAAATTCATATTCCGATGAATAATCTACAATAGGAACTGCTTTTACCTGCACGTATCCCATTTCGTATTTATCGCCCTGGATATACTTAATTTCCATACGATATCCAACAGACTGCAGCATTTTTCGGAGTCCTTCATGAAGTGTGCAATACCGATCGAACTGATAATTCGTTACTTCTACACCGGTATCTTCACTCACGCCGTAAAAAAGCCCTGGGAAAGCCTCCTGCACTTTCTGCTTTACGATTGTATTCAGTTCGCCTTCTACCGTTGCATAGTCCTGTCCACTTCCAGGCTGAATAATCTTCTTTGTCATCATTCCACGCCACGTATACCCTTTTGTGGTAATGCTATTCGCCTTTGTACTTGTCGAGATTTCCTGTACAATCCCACCATACTCCGTATCAGGAACATACAGTTGGCTTCCAAATTCAATCGTTCCATCCCAACCTGACCGTTTAAATTCAATTTCAAAATCATTTATGGAGTTCTTTTCATCCTCTCCGATTTCCATATCAATATTTGCATTTAGGATATATCCAAGTTCTTTACCATTTGGATCTGTGTAGATTAACTCCATTCCGGCACGCTCCTCTCCTTATACACTTTGATATCAAAACCAAATTCGCCACTCCAGTTCAATGTCAGCATGCCTGACGGAATTAAAGAAAACACACTTTTATCTTTTGCTCTTTTCGCAAAAATGTTTTGGATCGTTCCATTTCCAAGATGTTTCGTAATCGTCTTATCCCTGCTCTTTATCAAAATGTATTCTCCATTTTCCAAAGTCTCATATATCTGATATGGATAATCATTGATAATGATTCTTGGATCTGCACATGGTCCATATATCACAATTTCAAAATTATTATCACGAAAATGATCAATAAACCAGTTCTGTGTGCCAGCGCTTTTTCTTGAATAATCATATGGATAGTCATACGGATATTCCAAAAATCCGTATGCTTCTCCTTTGTTTGCCGAATCCGGATAAAAGCTCTGTTCCTGTTCCATTGACCAAAACGGGTACGGACAGTATATTTCTATCTTGCAATCTGTTCTGCTATTATTTTCACCTGAAACCTCATTGCTCGATTTCTTTATATATCCGTCAATGTAATATTTTCCATAATAAATCCTTCCAGGTGACAGATTCACCACATCATATTCAAACGCATTGGTAAGCTTATTCAGAAACTGCTTTCTCTCAAATTCTTTCCCTCGCACCGTAAGTGTAATATCATACACCACCGGTTCTTTCGTGAAAGAATTTACCGCCACTCCCATTTCTTTTTCTGTAGTATTTGGTATCCATTCGTAAGCGTGGAAATATCCGGAGGTTGCTCTCATCTTATCACCAATCAGATTATATTCCTCTCCATTGGAACACACATATTTGATCTCAATCATTCAAGCACAACCCCCATTTCTCTTAATACTCTCATTACCTCTCTGTCATTCAGATTGATCACGATAGTTTCTCCTCGTTTGGATGTTGTTTTCAAATACTCCAACAACTGTTCCAGTTTTTCAATGAGCGCATTGTTCTCGTTTTCAGTGCTATTTCTTCCAGAAACCGCAAAATCCAAGCTTGTCCCGACAGGTTTCTTGAGTGATTTTTGGAGTTCTTCTGCAGCATTAGAGATCAACGATGTGTTTCCGGTAAGTCCATTCGCAATACCGGTGTCTATCATCTCTCCAACAAACATTCCCCAACGTGACGGTGAGTGAATTCCGAAGAATGCCAGAACATTTTCTTTAAATCCACCAAGAACACCTTTTACAGCATCCCATAGCATATGTGCCGCCGAACGAAGTCCGGATGCGATACCGCTTATGATATTGATTCCAATACTTCCCCAGTTCTGGCTCGTAAAAGCATTCACAATTGCGCTGATAATTGCCGGTATCTGTCCAACCAAATTCGGAATGGCACGTATCAAACCTGCCGCCAGTTTGCCGATAATTGTAATACCACTCTGGAGAATCTGTGGAAGATTCTGTCCAATTGACGCTACAAAACGCACAATTGCAGTTGCTGCAGCCTGAGCAATTTGTGGCAAATTATTTATGATGCCATTTACAAGTTTCAGCAGCAATGATGCACCTGCACTCAAAACAGTCGGAAACATAGAAATAATTGTGTTGGCAAAATATGTAATAATATTGCCCGCCATCGTTATTACTTGCGGTAAATTTTGCAAGATTCCATTCACAATGTTTGTTATGAAATCCACACCCTTCTGCAACAAGATCGGGAGTTGCTCCTGGATTCCGATATTAAACTGATCCATAAGCTGCATTGCGCTCTGATAAAGAATCGGTATTCCTGTTGTGATTCCGCTTGCAATTTGCGGAATCAGTCCAGACACTGCAACAAACAGTTGTGGACCGAGTGCCGTTACAAATGTAACGATTGCTGATGGAAGTGCAGATATAACATTCCATACTGCCGGAAGCAGATTTCCAACTGCAAAGGTTATGATCGTATTCGCCAGTTCATTAAGTGCCGGTCCTACATCCATCCCCAGAGCAATTTCTCCCATTACGTTTTTGGCCGCTGCTTTCATCTGATTAAATGATCCTGATATAGTCGTTGCCGCTTCTTTGGCTGTCGTCCCGGTAATATCCAACTGTCCCTGGATCACGTGAATTGCACTGTAGACATCTGATAGATTATCAATATTGTATTCCACGCCACTGATTTTCTGTGCATCTGCCAAGAGACGCTCCATCTCCGACTTCGTACCACCATATCCAAGCTTCAGGTTGTCCAGCATTGTATAGTTCTGTTTGGCGAATCCCTGATATGCATTTTTGATGTCTTCCATATTGGTTCCCATCTTATTCGCATTATCAGACATATCTACCATTGCCATATCTGCCACATCTGCAGCTTTGGAGGTGTCGCCAGCAAGGGAACTAAGAAGGCTCGCTGAAAAGCTTGTAGTGAGTTCCATGTAGTCATTTGCACTCATTCCTGCTGTCTGGTAGGCTTTTGCCGCATTTGCTTTCACTTTATCGGCAGAATCTTTAAATAATGTTTCGATTCCACCAAGACTCTGTTCGAGTGCTGCACCTTCACTGATGCTTGCTGACAGAGCTTTCCCGATTGCTGCTGCGGCAATAACCTTTTTGATCATGCCAACCATTTTCCCGCCAAAAGAACTTCCGGCTGAGTCTGCTTCCGGCTCTATTTCTTTTTGAATTCTTCCCTGAATTCCTACCGCCGATGGTATGATCTGCACATACGCTTTTGCAAGTTCCGTAGCCATCTTATCCCTCCTTTCCCGTCAATCTCGCCCATTCTCTGTCAAAATCTTCTCCAGAATCAAACGTCTGAATTTCTTTAGATTTTTCCTTTCCATCGCCCAGGATCATTCCAAGCAATGACTTCGGACGGTTTTTCCCGGTCGCTCCATCCTCAGATTGCAACCAGGCAGTCGTGCGCGTTCCATCCGCAATAGCCGCCATAAGCATTTGTTCCGGTATCGGCTCAATCCCTGCTATTTTCATTTTAATTCTCGAATTTCCCCTCAACCCACAAGAAAAAGTCGCTACCATTCTACACGGTAACGACTTATAATCATAGATATGATATGTTTCTGCAAGATCACACAAAAGTGCGTCCTTATCTAAATTAAGCATGTAGGCGAGGGCTAAGAGTTTTTTCCTTCTTTTATATTTCCGAAAATTTCTCCAATTTCATTCATCATTTTCGACGCCGGTACCCTTCCGTTCTCCATTCGTAAATGTTCTTTCAAACGTTCTTTCTGTTCTGTTCCAAGAAGACGGTTTAATACGCTGATTGTTTTTGTCATGTCTCCTTCATCCATTTCACATAGATCTTCCAGAAGTTCATAATCATCCAACGCCGCTTCATCTAACTCATACTCAAAACCACTGCTTGTTTTTCCCTTCATTATTTCTTATCCCCCTTAATATATTCGTAATGTGTCTGTCCGTCCGCATCCGGTACTGCCGATAACGTTGTCTCGTATCCAATCGCATCATCGTCCTTATATACAATGTCTCCGACTTCCGTAATGCTTGCACACGGAATAACGATACGCTTCACTGCGTCTTTCAGAATCATATCCACAGCCCACGCATTCTGTTCCGCTTCATCTGCATTTACTTTTACCGTAATCCCTTCCTCAAGTGTTCCGGTAACATTATCATCTCCGTAAACGCTCTTCAGGACCTCTACATTCAAGGCTTCGATCATCGTAAACTTAAAATTATCTTTCTTACTGGTCTGCATATTCAATACAGTGTCGCCGCCCCAAGCATTTTTGTTGTCAGTTTCCGGACTATTAGAATTAGTGAGTCCATCCTCCGAACAATATCCAAGTGACTTAAATGCTGCATCTAATGCTGTGGTTGCATCTGTTGGCAATGTTGTTCCGAGCGGTGCTCTAAAAATCGCGCCGCCTACTTTCGGCTTGCCTGTACTTACATTTTTAGCATCTGACATTTTTATCCTCCTTCATCAGAAATGAACCATATCATATACAGCCTGATACCGATATTTCTTCCTTGTTGTATCCGTATAGTTGTAGTCGCTGTTAAGCTGGCACTTACTGATATCATCCATTTCAACAATTTTTTCCATTGCTTCTTTCACTCTTTCATTGAGTGATGCCGCCCCATAAAGGGATCCTGAATAAGACTGGATAGCAAGAGTTGCTGATGCAATATGATTTTCTTTGCCAGATCCAGTCTTTTCAATCAGTACATATTCCTCCGGAAGTCCCGGTTCTTCTTCCATCCTTACCGGAATATCAAGCTTGTCTTCCAGATATTCTCTAACTTTTTCCTCGATCATTTTTTCTACCCATTGCTTTCAGCAAGCTATTGTTTCCGTCGTCTCCATTTATTTTTACAATCGCTCTCGTTTGCGCCACATACGACTCTTTCTCTGCATCTGATGATATTTGATTTGCCTGTTCCAGCAAAATTGCCTGCATCTCTGCAGATTTCATCAACTCTCTTACACCGGATCGATTTAACTCAACTTTCGTTTTATCCATAACGCTCCACCATCCATCTCTGATTCCATCTTCCCGGAATATTTTCTTCAATTCCTTGCTGTGGGAATCCAATTACCCGCCATGATGTGCCAAAAAAATCCACTCTGCAGTCTTGCCAGTCGTGCGTATCTCCTTTTGGAATTGCGATATTGTAGACTGCTTTTTTTCCAGTAATATTAAGCATATCCAGCACTTCTGTTGTCGATGCCGGAGCAACCAACACGTCTTCCACGGTCACAGGTGTCTCTGTATATATCGGATGTCCGAATGTATCTGTCCCACTTGCGGTCCGTTCGTAGAGCTTCACCGGTATTCCTTTAATCATTAGCCTCTTCCTC